GCGGAATTAGCGCAGCGCCTACGGAAAGCAATCCAAATTCAAGCGAAAGGGTAAGACAATGAAAACAGTTTTTAGCAATCAAGAGCTATTCCATATCTATGCAAGCGGCGCGCAAGAATACGGCCGTTCTGCAAATGGCAACGTATATTTTGAGAATGGAGTTCTCTATTCATATGGAAAGCATTTTCCAATCGCTCTGGAATATCGTGGCAAATATCTTTTCACTAACGATAGCTATAGCGTGACCACGTCAAAGCATGTTGGCCAAGCGCGCAGCGCGTTGCGCCATAGGGATTGCATAGAATTGCCCGCGCTGCGCGTTGTTCAAGAATTGCTTTGGATCAAAGAGCGCGCAAAGCAAGGCGACAAATATCATAAGCAAGATTTACCAAAGCAAGCGGCCGCATATTGCAAAGGCATGGCGCGGGAAATTCAGAACGCGCAGGAAAAACTAAAGCGGGCGCGTTCTGATTGGATGAAAGAATATTGGCAAGGCGAAATTGAATTGCATGAAAGGGCTGCGCGCTTTGCGTGGCAAGATATAGCGGGCAGGAAAACTGACCCTATCAAAGGCGCTTTAAAGCAAGATAAGCAAGAAAGAAAGGGCCGCTTAATAACCGGCATAATATATGATGTGGATCAATTCACGCGCGCAGCTAAATTTGCAAAGGCGCGAGAATATGCTTTGGAAATTGCCAAAATGCGGCGCAATTTATTGCGCAACCAGCATGATGGAAAAGATCATGAATATATTGCAATCCGCGTTCGCGCCGCATGTGAGAGCAGAATGTCTGACCTTCGTAGGAAAAACACTGCGATAAACGCGGGCAATCGTGAATTTATGACGAAAGCATGGCAAAAAAAATTGGACGCGGCATATAACAATGCCGAATTGGCAATTCAAAGATATATTGATCCAATCTATGCCGTCGCCTGCGCAGAGGTAAAGCGTTTTCAAGATATGACGCGGAAAGAGAAAGAGCAGCGTTTTCACGCGCGTGAAATTCACGCAATTGGCGGGCGCGATATTATTTGCCGCGTGCATAATGGCAATGTTGAAACAAGCGGAGGCGCGCGCGTGCCATTGGACCATGCAATCCGGCTCTTTAAGTTTGCAAAGCATTGTCGCGATGACGGCACGGGATATAATGGCGGCTTAAAGGTTGGCGCTTATAGTTTGAATAAGATTGATATTATGGGCAATGTGACAATCGGTTGCCATTACATAACATGGAGCGCCATAGCAGATTGCGCCGCGCGTTATATGCCAGATTTATTGCAGAAAGAATTCGCATAATGGAAAAAACCTGTAACCTTTGCGGCATTGCAATCATGTTGGCAATCATGGCGTTTATCTAAGCGCGTCGCCATAAACTAACAACAAGCCCGCCATTGTGCGGGCTTTTTGCTGCGCGCTTGCCAGTCCGCCCGCCCGCCCGCCATTTGCGCGGGCTTTTTGTTGTCCGCTTGCCAGTCCGCTTGCCAGGTCAAAACGCGCCGCGCAAATGGCGCCGTACATTGCCCAAATCAATCGCGCTACCCCATAGGCCCGCCGGATATTGCGGCAATGAGCGGCCCTAAAAAGGGGCCGTTTTTAGGCCGTTTTAAGCGTGTTTTACATTATGAAAAGCACTTGCGCTCAAAACCTGCTTCCCCCCACTCAAAACGTCTTAAACGGGTCCTCTGGGCCTGTCAGCCTGCGGGTACGCGCGAGGCACGTTTGTTTTTTAGCGATAGAACTGTATATATGGAGGTGTATGGAAAAAGGACTACCGCGAATGGCAACGATGTCAGATTTAGCGACGCACCTTGAGATGTCTATGAAATCGGTGCAGGAGCTTATAAACAAGGGTATAATCGAGAAACAGGATCGAGGTAAGTATGACATCGATCATGCTCGCAAGCAATACATCCTGCATGTCAGGGAAGTGGCCGCTGGCCGAGCAAAGGTTGGCGATCTTGATCTGCAAGAGGAGCGAGCGCGTCTGGCAAAAGAGCAAGCCGATGCCAAGGAAATGGAAAATGCTGTAGAGCGCGGCGATCTTGTGTATATTGAAAATGTAGCTAAACAGTTTGAGTTGCAGCTAACCAAGGTTCGAACCAAGTTGTTGGCTGTTCCGACGAAGGTTGCACCTGAAGCTCACATTGCTGCGACGGTTAAAGAGGTCCAGAGTTTGATTGAGGCTGAAATAGTAGAGGCACTGAATGAATTGGTCGGATACGATAAAGAAGCAGCAAGCGAAGAAACTTGATTCTCGCCTGTCTTCGGCCATCGCTACGGCGCTAAAGCCGCCGCCGAAGCTAAATGTCAGCCAATGGGCTGATAACTATCGCCAGCTTTCAAGCGAGAGTTCTGCTGAAGCTGGTCGATGGACGACATCACGAGCGGAATATCAACGCGGAATGATGGATGCTGTCTCTGATCCCAATGTCGAAACAGTGGTCTTGATGACGGGAGCGCAGATCGGCAAGACTGAGCTTATCAATAATGTTGTGGGTTATCATATACATCAAGACCCGGCTCCAATGCTAGTGGTGCAGCCTACGCTGGAGATGGCGCAAACTTGGTCAAAGGACAGGCTATCTCCGGCCATCCGAGATACGCCCGTGCTGTCTGAGAAGATCAAGAATCCGAGGTCGAGAGACAGCGGCAACACAACTCTGCATAAGGTCTTCCCTGGCGGACACGTTACCGCCTGTGGCGCAAACTCGCCCTCATCGCTGGCATCTCGCCCATGTCGGGTAATTTTGTGCGATGAGGTTGATCGCTATCCGCTGTCCGCTGGGACTGAGGGCGATCCAGTATCGCTGGCCAAGAAGCGTTCAACTACGTTCTGGAACCGCAAGATCATCATGGTTAGTACGCCAACTGACAAGGGTGCAAGCCGGATTGAGGACGCATACGAGGAAAGTGACAAAAGGCGATATTTTGTTCCGTGCCAAGACTGCGGAGAGCATCAAGTCCTAAAGTGGGCAAATGTGAAGTGGGAAGAGGGAAAGCCTGCTTCTGCGGAGTATATTTGTGAACATTGTGGGAGCTGCTGGAACGATGTGAAGCGTTTTGCGGCTGTCAGGTACGGTGAGTGGCGCGCTACCTCTGAGGGCGATGGAAAAACTGCTGGTTTCCATCTCTCTGGCCTATATTCGCCCTGGACGCCGATGGAAGACACGGTGAGGGACTTTCTGGCCTCAAAGAAAGACCCAATGAGGCTGAAAACTTGGGTGAACACGTTTCTGGGTGAGACATGGGAAGAGCAAGGCGATAGGATTGATGAGTTCGACCTGATGGATCGCCGGGAAGGTTGGGGCGATGAGTTACCGTCGGAGGTCTTGCTGATGACTGCTGGCATCGACGTTCAGGATGATCGATTAGAGATTGAGGTCGTTGGCTGGGGCCGGGGCGAAGAGAGTTGGTCCATCTCGTATGATACGCTGTATGGCGATCCATCCACCTCTGAATTGTGGATACGCTTAGACAGCTTGCTGCAAAAGACGTTTACGCATCCGCTTCATGGTGAGATGGTCATTAGATCGTCCTGTATTGACTCCGGCGGTCACTACACGCAGCAGGTTTACAATTATGCTCGACAGAGGGCGGGGCGCAGGGTTTTTGCAATCAAGGGTATCGGCGGCGAGGGGAAGCCGATCATTGGCCGTCCAAGCAAGAATAATATAGGAAAGATCAACCTTTTTCCAGTAGGGACTGACACCGCCAAGGAATTAGTGTATGCTCGGCTCAAGATGACGGATGAAGGTGACGGCTATTGCCACTTCCCAGAGGATCGAAATGCGGAATATTTTCGCATGTTGACCGCTGAGAAGAAGGTCACGAAGTATTTTAAGGGTCGCCCAAGACGTGAGTGGGTTAAGATCAGGCAAAGGAATGAAGCCTTGGATTGTAGAGTTTACGCTACCGCCGCATTGGCCGTGTTGAACCTAAATATTGAGGCAGTTTACAAGCAGGCACAAAATAGGTTATTATCCGACGAAACTTCACGTCCGTCTAGGGGTCCGAGAATGCCTAAACGCAGCGGCTTTGTGCATGGGTACAAATAATGGCAAATCTTTTCGACTCCACTAATGCTCCTGAAGGCGAACCATTCGAAATAGTGGTTGGCGACTTTTTGCAATGGAAGCGCAGCGACCTTGTGGCTGATTACCCTGCCGCCACTCACTCTGCTGAGTATGTGGCCAGGGTTACTGCCGGTGGAAGCAGTGAGATCAAACTTGTTGGCGTTGGTAGTGCGGATCATTATCTATTCACTGTTGACAGCTCAACATCTTCTGACTTTACGGCTGGCTTTTACCATTGGCAGCTAGAGATCACGGAAACGTCTAGCGGAAATCGCATCGTTGTTCAGCGCGGTGAGTTTAAGGCTGTTGTTGACCTTGACGTAAACGGCACTGATCCTCGGACGCACTCTGAGATCATGCTGGATAAGATTGAAACCATTCTTGAAGGCAAAGCTGACAGCGATGTTTCTAATTATAGCATTGCTGGTCGCTCTCTCACAAAGATGACTTTTGATGAGCTTATGGTCGCGCGAGACAGGTATCGTCAGGAGGTCTTGGCTTATCGTCGGAAGCTGAGAATAGAGAGCGGCAAAGCCAGCGGCACAACTGTAAAGGTTAGATTTAGCTAATGGGCATTTTGGACATCTTCAGTCGGTCTAAGAAGCCGCAAAACCGCAGAAACTATGCAGCCGCCAGCAAAGGGCGGCTTTTCGCTGACTTCAACGCAAGCAATCGCAGTGCTGACAGTGAGATATATCCTGTCCTGCGTGACTTGCGGAACCGCTCCCGTGATCTTGAGCGTAACAACGAATACATGCGTAGGTATTTGCAGCTATTGCGCACCAATGTGATCGGTGAGGCTGGGATACGCCTACAGATGAAGGCTCGCAATCCTGACGGCGGGATGGACATGGGCGGCAACAACATTGTTGAGAATGCTTGGTCTGAGTTCTGCCGTTATGGTGGCCCTACGGTTGACGGCCAGATGTCAATGATTGACTTGCTCAATCACGTCATCACTGGCGTTGCGCGTGATGGCGAAGTGTTCCTGATGAAGGTTCGTGCGAGCTATTTGCGTCAGGGGTATGCTTTGCAGCTCATTGAGCCTGACATGATTGACGAAGATCACAATGAGCGCGTCAAAGGCGGCAACCCGATCCGCATGGGCATTGAGATTGATGAATCAACCCGTCGCCCTGTCGCCTACCACGTTTTGACGGCTCACCCTGGCGATTACGATTACACTACACTGGCCAACGGTAAGAAGCGCACTCGCATTCCTGCTGATAGGATGATGCACATTTACCGTCCAGATCGCGCAGATCAGACGCGAGGGGTGCCTTGGTCAGTTTCCGCTATAGCCTCGCTGAAGATGCTGCACGGTTATCGTGAGGCTGAACTGGTTGCTGCCCGTGTTGGCGCTGCGAAGATGGGCTTCTTCACTTCCCCTGCGGGCGATGGTTTCACCGCTGACGGCTATGAAGATGATGTAACGCCGATCTATGACGCAGAGGCAGGTACGTTCCACCAGCTTCCGGCTGGAGTAGATTTCACGGCGTTTGATCCTACTCACCCTAATTCAGCTTTTGCTGACTTTGAGAAGGCTGTCTTGCGTGGTATCGCGGGCGGTTTGGGTATTAGCTATACCTCACTGGCCAATGACCTGGAGGGTACGTCATATTCGTCGATTCGCCAGGGTGCGCTTGAGGAACGTGATTTCTATCGCACGTTGCATCGGTTTATGATCGACCACTTCATCGATCCTCTGTTCCGTGAATGGCTTGAGCATGTTATGGGCTTTGGCGTTATTCCGATCTCAGGCACAAATAAGATCGCCAAGTTCAGCGCAGGCATATCTTGGCGTGCGCGCGGCTTCCAGTGGGTTGACCCTCTGAAGGAGATCAACGCGGCAGTTGTCGGCTTGCAGAACGGCATCTTGAGCCACACTGACATTGCCGCCAACTATGGCCGTGATGCTGAAGAGACGTTTGCCCAGATACAGCGTGACAAAGAGATGGCTGATGCGTTCAACCTGAAGATGGCTTACGAGCCGTTTGGCGACAAGCAGCCAGTCCCGGCGGAGGTTGAAGTCAATGACGAATAAACCAACCAGCGGAATGGTATCTGAGGCCAAGAAGGGCTTGGACTGGCGCAGCGAATATGGCCGTGGCGGTACTGAGGTTGGGATTGCGCGAGCGCGTGACATCTCAAACGGCAAGAACTTGTCTGACGATACGGTTAAGCGGATGTATTCTTTTTTCAGCCGACATGAGGTTGATAAGAAGGCCGAGGGGTTCCGTCCTGGCGAGGATGGCTATCCATCAAACGGGCGCATAGCCTGGGCGCTCTGGGGCGGCGATGCTGGCTTCAGTTGGTCGCGCAAATTAGCTGATAGAATGGAAAAGGAACGCTCTATGGAAAATGTCGGAAATTCTGATATAATGCCCGAAAATATTGAGGGCGAAGTAATGACTGAAGTTCGTGATGCGGAAACTGAAATTGTTGCTGATGAAGTAATAGATGAAGTTCGCCAAGAAGAAACTGAGTGTGCCGCAGAGGAGGCGACTGATGGGGCGGAGGAGACTCGGTTAGCCCCTGAGAAGCTGATCTCTCGCGCTGTATCCGCAGAGAAGAAGGTCATTGACGTTGAGGCTCGCCGCGTTCAAATTGCTGTTTCTTCTGAGGAGCCAGTTGAGCGTGGATATGGAAATGAAGTTTTAGATCACTCTGAGCGCAGCATTGACTTGTCGTTCCTGAATAGTGGTCGCGCCCCTTTGCTCTTGGATCACGATCCTCGCCAGCAGATTGGCGTTGTGGAATCAGTCACATTGGATGGCTCGGCGCGTAGATTGCGTGCGACGGTTCGTTTTGGAAAGAACGGACTTGCCAAAGATGTGTTTGATGATGTTTCTGACGGTATTCGCAGCAACATCTCAGTTGGCTACCAAGTCAACAAATTGGAACAAGATGGCAAGGGTAGCTACCGGGCTGTCGATTGGCTTCCAATGGAAGTTTCTGTTGTATCTATCCCCGCTGACAGGACAGTCGGCGTTGGCCGGAGCGCAGATGACGACCTTCAACACCGTACACCTAACCCAACCCCTCAAAAGGAGGCTACTATGTCCGATATTGACATTGAAGCGGTGAAGGCCGAAGCTGTTCGCGCCGCCGCAAAAGACCATGCCGAAATCTATGCTCTTGGTGGTAAGCACCAGCAGCGTGATATGGCTGAAAAAGCCGTTGCAGAAGGCCGCACATTGGCCGAGTTCCGTGGCGAGCTTTTGAACGTAATCGGCAACAAGCCGCTGGACAACACTGAAATCGGTCTTGCACCGAAAGAAGTTCGCCAGTTCTCTTTGCTGAAAGCGATCCGCGCTCACGCCAACCCAACTGATCGTGCTGCACAGCAAGCTGCCGCTTTCGAACTTGAGGCATCTGCCGCAGCTTCTGAAGCCTATGGCCGCGAAGCTCAAGGCATCATGATCCCGAATGAAGTTCTTCGTTCATGGGCTGTTCGTGACCTTAACACCACAGACGACGCTGCTGTAATTGCAGACGACTTCCGTGGCGGTTCTTTCATCGACGTTCTGCGCAACCAATCTTCGGTTATGCAGGCTGGCGCCACAATGTTGTCTGGTTTGTCCGGCAACGTGAAAATCCCAAAGAAAACTGCGGCATCGTCTGCTTCTTGGATTTCCACTGAAGGTGGCGCTTCTTCTGAGAGCGAGCCAACTTTGGGCCAGGTCACAATGGCGCCAAAAACACTCGGCGCGTTCACAGACATCACACGTTTGATGATGATGCAGTCCAGCTTGGACATTGAAGCCCTCGTGCGTAACGACTTGTCCACTGCAATTGCTCTCGCAATTGACTTGGGTGCGTTGGCAGGCACGGGTTCGTCTGGTCAGCCAACAGGTGTGAAAAACACATCTGGCATCAACGCTCCAACCAACTTTGCTGGTGTAAACCCAACCTTCGCAGAAGTTGTTGCGATGGAAACTGCGGTTGCAGAAGACAATGCTTTGTCCGGTAACTTGGCATACATCGCCCCAGCAGGCATGTATGGCGCTCTGAAAACAACTGCAAAAGACGCTGGTTCAGGCCAGTTCGTAGTTGGCCCAGACGGCAACATGAATGGTTACAACACCATCGTGTCCAACCAAGTCACAGCAGGCGATCTGTATTTCGGCAACTTTGCTGACTTGCTGATCGGCATGTACGGCGGCTTGGACATTGTTGTTGATCCATACACCAGCAGCACAAGCGGCACTGTACGCATCGTTGCACTGCAAACATGCGATGTGGCTGTACGTCACGCTGTATCGTTTGCGTTTAACAACGACGGCGCATAATATAGCTGGTGGGGGCTTCGGTCCCCACCAACTTATTAGGAGTTTTCTATGCCATATCTAGTCTTGAAATCCTGTGTAATTGATAACTCTCGCTGCAATGCGGGTGACATTTTAAATTTATCTGATGATAATGCTCGCTCCCTGACCGCCATGGGCCGCGTTGAGTATGTTGATGCTCCGCAGCCTGCGAAGGAAGTTGAGGACCGCTCCGTTGCTCTGCCAAAGAGCAAGCCTGCTAAAAAGGTTACTAGGAGATCAAACAAATGATGATAACTCTTATCAAGAAGGCAAGTTGGGGTGGCAAGAGCCACAAGAGCGGCAGCAGCCATGACGTTGATGATAGGGTCGCAGACAAGCTAATCTCTCGCGGATACGCAGAAGTTTATACCCCACCGGAGGAAGTTGAAGATGGCCCTGCCTCTGACGAGTGATCTTGCCGCAATACTTTCAGTAGATGAGTTTGCCACTCGGGTGCTTTATAAGCGCATGGGCGCGATGGGTGACACTTACATCAATGTCATCTTCGACAACGAAACTATCCCAGTGGACAACGGTGGATTCGTCCAGGTTCATCAGGAGCAACCGCAAGCCACTTGTCGGACATCTGACATACCGTACATCTCAGAAACTGATAGAATGGTTATCAATTCGATTGAGTACGTTGTTAGAGCTTGGGTCCACGATGGCACTGGTGTCACCGTAGTGCAATTGGAAAAATTATAATGTCTCATGTCCGCCAGCAAATCAGAGAGAGAATGGCTGCGTTGCTCAACAGCAATGTGGCCTTAGTTTCGTCTAGGGTCTACGGCAGTCGCGTTTACCCACTGACAGAGGCTAAATTACCTGCTATAACTGTTTATGCGGGCGCAGAGCAGTCCGGCCTGATGACTTTGGGTCGGAAGACGCTTATGAGAACGCTGACGGTCAATGTTGACGTTTATGCGTTAGCAACGGCTAATTTGGATAACGATCTTGACGCAATCTGCGTTCAAGTCGAAGAGGCCATCGCCGGGGATTACTCTCTGAATGGTCTTGCGAAGAATACAGTGCTTTCGGGTACTGAAATAGATTTCTCTGGGGAGGCCGAACAGCCTGTTGGTGTCGCCAGATTAAACTTCAGTGTCGAGTATTCCACCGACATTGATGATGTGGAAACGGCCAGATAGGAGATTCACCATGGCTACGCACGCTGGTAGCGAAGGCACCGTAAAGGTCGGTTCCGACGCGATTGCAGAAATCCGTTCCTTCTCAATTGAGGAAACTGCGGACACACTTGAAGATACATCCATGGGCGATTCCGCTCGGACGTACAAACCATCACTGACCAGCTTTTCTGGTTCTGTTGATGTATTCTGGGACGAATCTGACACAGCGGGTCAGGGCGGTCTCACAATCGGTGCAGAGGTAACTCTGAACCTTTACCCTGAAGGCGATACAGCCGGAGATACTTATCTTTCCGGTTCAGCCATCGTGACTGGTCGTTCAGTTAGTTCATCATTTGATGGGCTTGTGGAAATGTCAATTTCAGTGCAGGGTAATGGTGCATTAACACAAACAACGGTGTAAAACATGACCCTAGCAAAACGTATCGCGGCGAAGCGAGCGGAACAGCAGCGTGGTTTCTCTGACGTTGAAGAGTGGGGCGAGGCGGACAATCCGCTTCGCCTTTACTTCAACGAGGTCTCCGCAAGAGACATTGAGAAAGTCCAGCGCAAATACCCTAACTTTCTGGCTGAACCCAGCATGAGTGCAATGGTCGAGATGATTATTGTCAAATGCGAGGATGAGGCTGGCGAAAAAGCATTCACATTGGAAGATAAGGCGATCCTTCTTGGCGAGCCTGTCAGCGTGATTGCGAAAGTCTTTGGTTCTATCTTTGACACTGATAGCACAGAGGACCATCTAAAAAACTAAGGGGCGATCCATTCAGGTTCAACCTTCTTGGGTTGGCGCTTAGATTAGGCAAGACCATCTCAGAGATTGAGGAAATCAGCCTTTCGGAGTATAATGAATGGATCGCATACTTTGCGCTGATTGAGGAGCGGGATAAAAATGAGTGAAAAGATCAACATTATTATCGCGGCCCAGACTAGCAGCGCGGTCAAAGGCCTAGACCAAGTATCAAAGTCCACTCAGCGTGTTGGTCAATCAGTGCAGACCGCTCATGCAAAGATGGGTAGATTCAACAAGGGTGTCACCGCTGGCGGTGTCAACATGCGAAAATTTGCCATGGGCGGGTTGCAGCAGGCAGGTTATCAGGTAGGTGACTTTGCAGTTCAGGTCGCCAACGGAACGTCTAAGATGCAGGCGTTTGGTCAGCAGGCTCCACAGCTATTGCAGATCTTTGGCCCAATTGGTGCGGTTGTCGGTGCAGCGGTTGCTATCTTTGCGGCATTTGGCGTGGCAGTGCAAAAGTCTGGCAAGGAAGTCACTAATTTGGGCAGTACCCTTGGGGTTCTTCAAGAGCCACTTATGTCTGTCAAAGATAGCATAATGTCTGTGAAAGATGCTTTCGGCTCTGCTCTTCCATTCATCGTGAGAAACATTGATACTGCATTGATCGCTGCTGGGCTATTTGCTGCGGTTGTTGGCGTTAAAATGGTTAAGGCCATGGTGCTTTCTGCCAAAACAGGTCGAATATTTGCCGGAGTTATGGTTCAAGTTAGGGCCGCAGTAGTGGCATCAGCTCTATCGGCTGGAAGATTCAGCACAGTTATGGTTGCGGCTAGGTCAGCCACCTTGCTTTTGGGCGGCGCATTGAAGGCGGTTGGCGCAATCTTAATGCGTTTTCTTCCCATTGCTATTATTGTTGGTGCGGCAAAGTTAATAGAAATGTTCCTTCAGCTAAAACGGGGCGCTGGTGGTTTTGCAATTGCTCTTGGGCTTCTGAAGGATGTTGCGTTTGAGTCATTCGGGAGAATTGCTGATTACGGCGACAAAATGTATTTAGGCCTACAAAAGGGCATTCTCACCTTTAAACTTAATTTCATGAATTCTCTTGTTCCTATAGCACAAGCATTTGACAAACTTGCATCCGGTATAGTTGATGCCTGGAACTCAAAGTTCCCAGAGGACGGCCGTCTAAGTGTATTGAGGCTTAATATCGGAAGCACTGTTGCGGACAACCTGGAAGATGCCTCAAGTGAAGTACAATCAGAGTTGGACGGGGTTAATAGCAGCCTTCAAAAGGTAAATATGGGCCTAGCTGCACCTATGAAATCTCTAAATGCTCTTCGAGATGCCTTCAAGAATGGTGCCTTGGAGGTAGATATATTTGGCGATAGTGGCCAGAATGCAGCAGATAAACTTGCAGGTTCTATAGACGGTAAGCTGTCTCCCGCCATGGAGAGGCTTAATGGTATATTAAAGACGGTTGAGCAATCATTTGAGAATGCTATGATGAGTGCTGTTGACGGTACAAAGTCAACAAAAGAAGCATTTAAGTCTATGGCCTCTGAGATCATCAAAGAGCTGTATCGCGTGTTTGTGGTCAAGCAGATCACTGGGTTCATCATGAGCGCCGTCGGTGGCTACTTTAACGCCAACCAAGTCTCTGGCCCATCTATGCCGTTTGGGACTGGCAACGTCCGCCCCATGGCCCGCACCTTCGCTGGCGGCGGCTACACAGGCAACGGTCCTCGCGCGGGCGGCTTGGACGGCAAGGGCGGCTTTATGGCCATGCTGCACCCAAGAGAGACTGTTACAGATCACACCAAAGGCTCAGGCGGCGGCCAGGTTGTTGTCAATCAAACAATTAATGTTTCCACTGGTGTACAACAAACTGTACGCACAGAGATCAAGCAGCTAATGCCGCAGATTGCGGAAAGTGCCAAGTCGGCAGTGGTAGATGCGAAACGTCGCGGCGGATCATATGGAAGGGCATTCGCATGAGTATTAGCTATCCTTTGGCCCTGCCATCGCACACTGGCATTATGAGCGTTGAGTTGACTGCTATCAACGCTGTTGCTTATATGAAAAGCCCATTCACCTTTGCTGGCCAAGCTCATGCTTATTCGGGCCAAACCTGGCAGGCGGATGTAACGCTGCCAGCCATGAAGCGCGCGGATGCGGAGCAATGGATCGCCTTTTTGATTAGCCTTCGCGGTCAATTCGGCACGTTCTTGCTGCATGATCCGTCAGGGACGGCTCCTCGCGGCACGGCCACCACAGTCAACATCACAGGCTCAACTGGCGACAGCAGCGTATCAACAACGATGACTGGAACTTTGCTCGCTGGTGATTACATTCAGCTTGGTTCCGGCGCTGACGCACGGTTGCACAAGGTTTTGCAGGATCAAAACGGATCAGGCACTTTGGAGATATGGCCTGCCTTGAGAGCGGACCAATCAAACGTCTCTGCCGATCTGACCAGCGCCGCTGGCGTGTTTCGCTTATCATCAAATGAGCAATCTTGGTCGGTGAATGAGGCCAGCGTATATGGCATTACGTTTGGCGCGATGGAGGCATTATGACCCGCAGCACACCAGCATCCTTATTGACCGCTCTGAGCCAGCCGGAAGTTCTCCCTTTTTATGCGGTTGAGATGCTTTTCGACAGTGCGCCTGTGAGATTTTGGACTGGGTATGGCAACAGGACGATAAGCAGTAATGTCTATACCGGGACTGGCAATCTTTTGTCCATCACGGGCATCGATGAGGTAAACGATCTGTCAGCCAAGAGCATTACCTTGCAGCTTTCCGGAGTTCCGGCTTCGCTTGTTTCTCTGGCGATCCAAGAGCCTTATCAAAACCGTGCGTGTAAGATTTACTTTGGCACGACCGACACCACGACGCCGATTGAAGTGTTCAGCGGCTTGATGAATGTCATGACCATTGAAGATAGTGGTGAGACTAGCATCATATCTTTGACAGTTGAGAGCAAGCTGGTCCGCCTGGAGAAATCATCAAACTGGCGTTATACCGAGGGAAGCCAGCAGTCACGACACAGTGGTGACACGTTCTTCTCATATGTTTCATCATTGCAGGACCGCGACATTGTTTGGGGCCGTGAAATTAGTTCTGAGTAATGGGGCCGCGCGAGCATCTCAACGCTTATTTGCGGGCGATGAGGGGTGAGCCTTTTTCATGGGGCCAACACGATTGCCTCACGTTCACCAATGACGCTTTTCGGGCGATGTACGGCAAGGGCTGGGCGGATGACTGGCTGGACAGATACATGGTTGACGGCAGGCCAATGCGCAGGGATGAGTTGGTAAAGGAGTTCCGCCACTCTGACTTCAATAAGGCAGTGGACAGCAGGCTTGAGCGTGTAAGCGGCATCCCGCCACTTGGTGCGCTGGTGACAACAAAGAAGGCTCGCAAGTGGGTGACAGGCGTGGCGATGGGCATATGCACTGGTAGCAGAGGCGCTTTCTTGGATAAGGTTGGTGTGTTATATCTACCATTGGACGATATTGATGAGGCGTGGATTAAA